GCTCCTTCACGTATGTCTTTTAAATCTGTTAAATGAGTAGCTAAATCTAGCTCTACTTTTTTGCTCGCTTTTTCTTGTAGAGCTTTTATTTTGTCTTGTACGTGTGGGTTGTCTTTAGAAGCTAAAACATACCCTGCTTTTAGAGCGTTCTTCTCGCTATAACCTGCAGCTATAGCAGCGTCTTTTTGTGTCATGCCTTTAGCCACGTTCTGTGCAAATTTTTCTTGTTTAGGAGTAAGTTTTTTCTTTTTCATTTAAGTCTCTAAATGCTATCAATAAACGTATGTTATTATTTCTACGTTCTAAATACTTTTCTTGAGTTTCGTTATGTTTACTAAGCAATAATAATTCAAAAGGAATAGCGTATTCCTGTTCTCTGTAATATTCCTCTATAGTTTTTATCGACATAGACATAGTATAACTTAATTCATAGCGTGTAGTTTTTGATTGTCAACATCATACACAGATAAATTTCGGTAAATATGCATAGGACAATCTAACATTGCTTCAACTACTAACGTATCATTAGGACAAAGAGGTCCCACAATTTTTAACCGCACATGAGGGTCTACCTTTTTACCTTGAGCATGTTCATGAATGACTAAAGGTAGAGCTGGGTACAAAGTAGTTTTAGGGTCATAACCGAAATCTTTTATGGTTTTAAAAAAGTTTTCTAGTACTAACGTTCTGTTATAATCTAATTTGATAGCTTCTGCGTTGGCTTTAACTAAATCATCATAGGTCATAACTCTAGGGTCGCTAAAAAAATCTTCCATTATTCCACTCTCCAAACTCTTAACATTTTAACTTTATCTTCATAAGTGGTGCGTGTTGTTAACCTAACACGGTGGCGTTGATTGTAAGCACTGGCTGCAGTGCGTAACCTTACTATTTCTTTTTCATCGTCAAAAGGTATAGCAAAACTATCCCCAACCTCAAGCCTGTGAAAACTCCACTTGAATTTAAAATTAGGTAAGGGTAATTCTATGTTCTTATCAATTTTAGGTTCCATAAGTCTCTCCTATATATAGGTTATATATTAATATAAATCGTATTAAGAATATAGGCTAGATGTATAAAAATTTTAAAGCGTTTTAAGGCGTTGATGTAGTAACCCTATAGGTAGGTAGCCTTTAATAAATCAAGGCGTTAGAGAGCGTTTACGTAAGCCTAGAGGCTATGATCGCTATAAAAAGGTACTTTAAAAACCTTTAAACATCTGTATACGCATGTTTTATTTTTAACAGCTTTGAGCACAGCTTGAGCTATTTGATCACGATGTTCCTCTATCCAAGTGTATAGACTTTCATCTTGTGCGAGGGGATGTTTTGTATTTACTTTCACTAGAAGTCGTGCTGGTGTACCTTTAACTTCCTTTGGGTTATGGTAAACCATTTCCCAAAGAAGTTCGTATTTATCTTCAGCCTTTCTTAACATAGCCCAGCTTTATATCATACTTGATATCGTTAAGATTTAATATACCTTTATTTAAAACATCTTGAATAGTTTTTATGCCTTCGTATTGTTTCATACGTTCTTTATTTTTAGCGGACATAGGAACTTTATCTGTACGTTTTAGTTTTTGACTTGTATCGTAAGGGTCACGAGCACTGACCACGTTACAATAATTATTAGGTTTAGGAATATCTACGTTAGTTTGATATTGACGTTTCATATCTTGTTCCTCTGGTTTTACAGCTACTTTATAGAGCACGTTCCACAATCTTTGTTGGGCTTCTTTTGCGTCAACAAAACTTTTAACTTTGCGTTTAGCAAACTTGTTATAAATTTCAACAGCTTGTTTAACAGGTATAGAAGGTGCCATACGAACAGGGTCGCCCAAAGAAGGATATCCCTGTTTTATAATATGTAACTGTGACATGTAAACTTTCACCGCTCTTGAATACTCAGGAGCGGTGAAGCATATAAATTCGATATCGTTATGCTGCTTTTGCATATTCGATAGCTTTAGTCATAGCACGGTTTTTAAGACTAGCTCTAGCCCCAAACCAAGCGTTGTGCATAGCAGCGTCACGGTCGTGACCCCACTTATGGTCTACTACGTAAGTAAGAGCATTTACCGCACCCCACCACGTACCTTTAGAACTAGCCATATCAGCTCCAGGCTGTTGCTCAAGAGCCTCGTAAACTTTGTAAGGAGTACGTTGAAACTCTTCTAACGTTCTAAGTCTAGAGTCAATAAGTTCTATGTCTGACGATTTACTATTTTCTAAACGTATCTTTTCTTGTAAGGCGAGTTTAGGTTGTAGTAGGTCAGCAATATAACTAACAACACTATTGTCATCATACTTTTTACTACTAAGGAACTCAGCACTTTGCTTATACTCATCAAGACGCACACTAGCTAAACCTAACGCCAACTCAGCTGAATGAATAAGCTCGGTGTCAAATACTTTGGTGTGTGGCATTTTAAATGCAGGTTGTGTTTTATCAGCTAATGCCATAGACAATGTATTATTACAAACCACACGCACTGGTGTAAACCTAATCTCGTTAGACTTACCCCACTCATGGGACACGGACACTAGTAAGTAGCCCTCAACTCTATCGTCACCAGCTAGAGTAAAACCGTCATTAATTTCAGCTAGACCCCATATCTGCCTACCACCACGTAAAGAACCAGCGGTGTGCATTTTCATATCACCAGCGTCTGTAAACTTTTTAAAGAATGTAAAAGCCTCAGCGTTCTGAGTGGGTATGAACCTTTTACCACAAGGTCCTAAAATACTATTATCACTATCACGTACTAACATGTAGTGATCATCAGACATAATAAGGTCATCAGCAGCCTCGCTGTCGGCACTATTATATGTGAATATATTACGCTTACTCACTGACCAATCAAGGTTAGCTTGTTTAAGCATTTCTTCTGGGGTAAGGTCACTACCAACCTGTACACCTAGCCCATGCCAAGGTACTTCCCCAGCGTAAGCCATAGTCTCAATATTATGAGCCATAATTTTCTCCTATAAATGCCTAGCAATTATTTACTAGGTACTTATAGTTTACTTAGATTTACTAGTGATTAAAGGATGATCTAACTATTCTTAAACTTTTTAACCATCTCTCTTTTTTGTCTGGGGAGGTAGTCTTCCCAACACCTAATAACTATCAGTTTCTTTTCGACTTCTGAATAGGTATTCCAGTCCCTAATCTCTGTGGCAGTCCTACCACATCCTTTACAGGTACGAGTACCCCACTGAGTGACAGTACAAATACCAATGCAAGGGGAGTCATGAAGAGAGGTAGTTTCATGTAATAACTTTTGTGTCATTCTTACTCCTTATGAGACGAATATCGTGGCTTGATAGCCAATCTCTCATGAGTCTATTACGTTCTATTGTACTAAGAGTAGTATCATTTAGTAAAGTATTATATTCTTGAGTATATCTTCTATATCCCTCGTAGTAATCTCCTTTACCTATTTCGTTGAACCGCACTATTTGCCAAACTCTTTGTTTGGTTATTCCATACTTAGTTCCTATTTCTTCAAGTGTGTATTCAGAGTTAAGACACAACATAAAAATTTCAAAATATTTTTTTCTTAATCTATCTTTATTACTTTTCATTAAAGTACTCCTTGTAATCAGTAATAGCTTCACCCCAACTGACACCGACTTCAGCGTCAACTACATTAGGTACAACTAACGGCACACACTCTGCCATAATTTCTATAATTTTTTCACAAGTTTCTTTTGAGTCCACTGATATATCAAGCTCATCATGCACTTGAGTATGAGGTAGAATACCCTCTTTATAGAGCTCAATCATTGCTTTCTTGGTCATGTCTGCTGCTGAACCTTGTATTAATCTGTTCATGGCTTTGTAGGTATACGCTCTTTTAATATTCGTACCCCATTTTTCTTCAGCTTCTTCACGCGGTAAAGGTAACTGACCAAACTCACCTGAAGGCTCAAATAAATTAAACCGACACTTACGTCCTAACACCGTAGTAATAAATCCACGGTTAGCTCCTAACCTAGCACATTGATCTCGTAACCCTTTTATAAAAGGTACGCGGTTGTGATAAGTGTCGAATAATATTTCTGCTTCGTCTGGTGATATGTCTAACTGGCGTATGAGTTTATCTTTACCCATACCGTAGCTCAAACCTAAGTTAATTATCTTAGCTTCTTTACGACTTATATTAGCCATATCCGCCACAACCTGATGAAAGTCTGCGTCTTTATTTCTATAGGCATCAGCAGCATCTGCAGCACCTTCCTGCTCAGTTTTGTATGCGTAGTGTACAGTAAGTCGAGGCTCTTGTTGAGAGTAGTCAAAAGCACCCCAGTGCATACCTTGCTCTGGTACAAAAATACTTCTTATTAAAGGTCCTATGTAATCATCACGTGCTGGTACTTGTTGAAGGTTAGGATTACTACTACTGAATCTACCAGTAACCGTACCCCCACCGTCAGAACGTAAAGGATGCAGTTCTCCATGTATTCTACCTTTAACATTGTGCTCTAAAATCATTTTATCTATAAATGTAGTTCTAGCTTTATTAAGTTGCCTAGCTCTAGCAATATCTTTAGCTAACTTATGGTCATGACCTTCTAACCAATTAGAAGTAAAACTAGGTGCGTTAGTTTTCTCTGTCCTAGGATAACTAAGCCCAGCTCTATCAAATACAGTAGCTACAGAAGCAGCAGCCCATAGGTCGGGAGCTACACCGTATTCACTGTGTATGTCTTTAAGTATTTTTTCTTCTTCCTTTAAAAGTTTTTTACCTATTCTCTCAGCTTTATCTAAATCTACAGGTACACCCTGCCAACGCATATCCAAAAGTATGGGTATTAAAGAAGTTTCAAGTTTATATATCTTTTCTACGTTTTCGTCTTTTAGTAATTGCTTTAATACTTTCCACAATTTTAACGTGAGTGCCGCATCTTGCTCTGCGTAAGGTCCTACATATTTAGCAGGTAACTTATACATCTCACTTTTAGGATTAAGTCCGTAAGCCTTTGCTGCTTCTTCTAGTAACGTTTCTTCTTTTATTTCACCTACGTATCTACTGCCTAATTTGTTTAACGAATAACCATATTGATTTTCATTAATAAGCGGAGCAGCAAACATAGTGTCGTGTATAGTGCCCTTTACCTCCACACCTAAACGTCTAAGCCAACCTAAATCATACAGACTGTTATGAAATATCTTATCGTTACTATACGACATCTGTTTATTCATCCAGTTTATAATGATACGTTTATCTAAATTACCACCACCAACATGCTGTATAGGTAAATAGATTGCGAAGTCTTCGGTAGCTATAGCTATGCCTGTTACATAACCAGTATTAGCAAAAGCCCACGACGGTCCATGAGACATGAGCAAAGGGTCATAGGTTTCTAAGTCAATAGCTACTTCTTTATACTTAGATAAATCAGGTAGACTGCTAGGTGGAGCCCAGTCGGTCTGTGGGGCAAACATGCTACTCTGCATTAAGTTTAAACTCTTCTACTAAACGTTTAGCGTACTCTTCAACCAATAGTAGATAACAACGTAAATCTTGTATGTCGTCTAGTATGCCAGTGTCACTAGGGTCATCAATAATAGTACCAAAGATATCATAATGATTACCCTTACACTGATTCTCTATCCTATCCCACTTACGAGCCAGCATCATAAAAGCACCTACGCCACCTCTGCTACGCCAACTGTCACCGTAACTTTTTTCGGCATGACGTAACTGAGCTACGTCAAGTTGAGTTAATTTTTCTATCTTATCAAAATCTGCAGGCATATAATCTCCTTAGTCCAACCTGTTAGGACAAATATTTTGTTTACCGTAATAACACCACTTACATTTAAAGGCACTCGGCTTAGCAGGAAACTCAGTAGCTGTAGTCATCTCAACAGCCCTAGCGTTTAACCGCTCACGTTTACCGTTAACAGTTTCTTTATCGTACTCGTAACGGTCTAGCTTACCATGGTCAAGGTACCACAGTTCTGTAGTGATAGTATCTAATTCTGGTAGCCTTTCAAACACAACACTAGCGTAAAGCTCACACTGCTCTCTATGCCCTTCTTGGTTACCGTCATACCTGCCAGTTTTAAAATCAATAACTCTAGCGTTAGTTTCACCCTCAATATGGACAAACGCATCTACTTTAGCTCTGCCCCATGTATCCGTATCAAACCAACCTGTAGGTTTCCACTCATTGTCAAAAGCCCAATCACCCTCACAAAGTACATGACCTTTTAAGTGTAGGTCTCTTAACAAATTAAAAGCTTCTTCAAACTCAGCTATTTGTTTAGGTATCTCATCGTAATGCCCACGGATATACTCCTCACACATTTTATGGACATCTTTACCTCTGTCCATAGCTGCATTTCCAGGCTCTTTAATACGTTGAATAAACGCATACTCTGCTTTTTTAGGGCAGTCCTCAAACATTTTTAGTCTACT